ATACTGAAAGCAAACTCAAAGAAGAAAAGAAATGGCAAGAGCTGGCTGAGAAGAAAGAAAAAGAGGTTGAGGAGATGAAATCCAAAATCGCTTTATCTTCCAAAACTCAATCAGTTATTACGGAGGCGATAAAGCTAGGTATTAAAGATACCGATGCAGCAGTCAAGTTGATAGATTTAGAATCAATCACACTTGATAATGACGGACACGTTACTAATGCAGCAGAGGTTGTTAAAGCACTAGCCGAAGCTAAACCATACTTGGTTACTGGCGAGCCATCCAAGAATATCGGCAACGATGTAAATCCAACCGATACAGAGGGTGACAAGAAGGTGTGGCGAGCGTCTGAATTAAGAATGAAGATGCGAGATCATGCCTGGTATGCTAAACATAAAGATGAAATTGACACTGCAATTAAAGAAGGTAGAGTCAATGAATCTCTATAATCAAGAAGGAGGTGAATAAAATTTATGGGTGATGCAAACGACACAATGACAGCCACTGATCTTCAGTATCATATACCTGAAGTATGGGCAAACAAAGCATTAGGTTATCTACCTGCGTATCTCAACCTCATCAACACTGTTACAGTGGATTTTGATGCAGAAGAGATTAGCCGTTATGGTGACAAGATTAATATTGCCAAAAGAGGTGCTTTCACTGCCGAGGATAAAACTCCTGGCGAGAATGTTACTAAACAATCTCCAACAGACACTCTTGTATCCGTTACTTTGGATAAACACAAAGAAATTACATTTTCTCCTGAAGATGTAGCTCGTGTTTTCTCAAAGCCAAACGTAATTGAGGGTTACATGGAAGATGCAGCAGTAAAACTTGCAGAAGCAGTTGAAGATTCTCTTGCGTCTTTATACTCTTTAGCTGGTGATACAGTTAATGCTGGTGACAAAGTTGAAGTTGCCGATCTTCGTGCAGCTCGAAGAAAGCTGATTACAGCAAAGGTGCCTGCAAATGCACCAATGTTTGGTTGGCTGGATGAGTATGCAATCGAGGACATCGACTTGACTGATGCTTCAAAGCTCGGTTTTGCCGATCCTGTTATTGATGGATCAATCAAAAGACTGGGTGGACTTAACCTATTTGAAACTCAAATGGTTAAAACCTCAGGCTCTCCAAGTGTTTACCACGATTTAGTTTATGCTAAATCCGCTATGGGATTGGCTGTAAGGCCACTTCCAATGGATGCCGAGAAATTCGGGGGTGCTAAACAGGCGGTTGTAAATGATCCTCAAACTGGATTATCAATTCGTGTAACAATGTCATACGATGCTAACGCACTTGCTCCTCAAGTCACGCTTGACGTACTTTGGGGTGTAGCAATTCTACGTGCAGAGCATTTGATTGATCTTTACCACACTAACGGCTAACGCTATTAGTTAGGTAAAACACGAATGGTTAAAACCATCTGTGGACAGTCTCAAACAGTAAAAGCCATCACCTAGCCATTTGGATCAGTAATGATTCATCTGGCTAGGTAGATGTAGTAAAATTGGTATAACTATGTATTTAGTCAACAAATCAAATCGTATCGTAGAAGTAGATGATGAGAAGCTTACTAATGAGCTAATCAAGAAGCATGGTTGCCGTGTGGCTACTCCTAAAGAAATACAATCTCACGCTGTATCGAATGAAGAAGAAAAATTAGTTGCAGATACAGTTTATCTGGTTAATCCATCTGGTGTTGTTGTCGAGATTAGTGATAAAAAACTATACGCTTCATGTATGAAGATGGATGGATTTCGTGAAGCTACACCAGAAGAAATCATTATTTACAGGCAAGACATTAATCCTAGTTTTAGTCCTGAAGAAACGATACTAGAGCATACAAACTTCCAAGATTCTCCTTTTTTCAAAGATGAAGCCGATGCCGATATTAAAAACGAGATTATGATGTGTGCGGTTGCAATGAAATCTCCTAATGAATACATGCGTATTAAACGATTTTTAGGCGGTATCCGATCCAATAATCCAGAGATATATCTTCAATCCGTTACCAGCTTTCCAGATGGCTATGGGCAATCTAGTGACATGTTACACAAGGCCTGTATTCGCACAGGTATGCGAATGTCACGCAATTACACTAATCAAGAGATTGGATTGTTATATTCATATCCATACGGCCTAGAAAACATGCGTAACAGTATTAAATTCATTTATACGATGTTTGAATCAACTACGATACCTAAAGAATGGATACCATATTTGCAAATGGCTACTAAAGTATTTGTGCCGTCTAAATTCTGTCAGAAAGCATTTGCTACCAGAGATATAAAATCGGAGGTTATACCACTAGGTTATGATTCACGTGCATTTACCTACAAAGAGAAAGAGAAGAAAGTTATTGATAAAAAGCATCCATTTGTATTTTTACATTATGATGCGTTTAATACTCGCAAAGGTTGGGATATTGTATTCAAAGCATTTAACGAAGAATTTAAGCCAGATGAGCCTGTAAAATTGATAATGAAAACGATTAAGACTGAATTGCCATTTCCAATTATCAAATCACAATATCCAAATATACAAGTCATCAAACAAGAATATAGTAAGAAGCAGTTAGTAGATTTAATTCAAAGCTCAGACTGTTTCGTGTTTCCAAGTCGAGGTGAGGGATTTGGATTAACGCCACTAGAGAATCTAGCCTGTGGTACACCATCAATTATACCTAATGCTTCTGGTATGTCAGAGTATTTTAATTCTAGATATTTTTATGAGGTTAAAGTGGATAAATTAGTACCAGCATTATATTCAAACAAACAATTTGATGCACGAGAAACTGGACAAATGATTGAGCCTAGTATGAAAGATTTGTGTAAGAAGATGCGGTATGCCTACAACCATCGTGAAGATGGTTATGATATGGCTAGACGTGGTGCTAGATGGGTTAAACGATATTCTATAGACAACACCGCCAAGCTCCTAAAACAAGCCATAACGAAATCGGTTTAATGCTATAATTGAAATATGACACGAGCAACTATTAAGACGATTACCACTGATGAGAAACTTCCAAATGTCACTTGGGTTGGTGTTGATGTTGAGCATAATGGCAAACAATGGCACGAGTCCTTTCGAGTAATTAACACCGATCATGTGCCATTCAATGAATTTAGAGAGAAATTAATAGAAGCCATCATGGGTAAAATAAAGCAGGATACCGATAAAGATGATAATATAAAAGAGTTAGTAAAACATAAAGGTATTCCATTTGATATTGAATTACCAAAAGCTAACTCGAATACCAAAACTGAAGGAGGTGATAAATAAAATATGGCAACATTTACTTGGACACTACAAGGAGGCACTCCAACTACCATTGATGATACGGATGTAATTCGTTTCGCTGGTGGTGCATTTGCAACTCCTGTCACTGTTTCCGAATTTCAGGATTCTACCCACGTGAGAAATTCAGGTGGTACTGATGATTCTGATGGGAATACACCAAATAACTCCAAATTCATTTCAAATGATGGAGGTACTGGCGGTGACGGACAAGGAGATTGGGGTGACGGGACTGAAGATATAGATCAGATTACTACGGCAGAATGTCCGTTAAAGATTAACTTCGCACATGGATCATCTGTTATTACTACGAATGGAAAGCTGTATGCCTACGATGGCTCAACAACCACCGCAGTGCCTACTGACGTAACATTCTGGTGTGCAGAGCAAGGCGATGCTAATTGGGTTAATGCCGAAGGATCGGCTGCTGCGATGGATATTGCAGACAATACCACAGCAACTTCCCATGATATGTATTTCTTGATTTCAGCAAGTCCTGAATCAGTTGGGCTGAAATCAGCCTTTAGGATTAGAATAGAGTTAACCTACTCGTAAAAAGAAATATGTGGTGTTTGAGGGGCATGTGCCACTCTAAAAATTTAGGTTTGGGAAGTGTTAAATCAACAATTCTACCAAACCAGATAGTATAAAAATATGACAAACATTAGTATAGAAACATCAACTAAAGCCCGATGGTTTGCATCACTTTCAAATGGTGAAAATGCCGTTGAGGGTGTTGGCAAATTTGAAGAAATACCAAACGAAATATCACCTTGGCGAAAGCTGGTGAATTACTGCAAAGAAAGTAATC